CTGGTGCTGCAATGGATTACCAAGACACAGAACAGTTTAGACAAACTGCAATGCTAGGTGGTATGTCTAATATATCAAGTGCATTTGCAGACGCAAGTGCTGCTGGATACAACTACAAGAATGCAGTCGATAGTGTTAGCGACGGAACTATGACTGCTGAAGAGGCTAGAGAAACGCTCAACAATCAAATACTACAAGAGCAAGCTCGTCAGATGGAACAGACTACAGGTATATTTGACAAAACTATTGGCATACAGGAAGATTTACGCACACTAACAACAACAGTGATGGAAACTACTATTCCGCACATTGAGAATGTTGCAGTTGCCGCATTAGATAAAATATCAGAGGTGATGCCAAGCGCACAAACAATTGCCAACGAACTTGCAGGCGGCATCAACAACTTATTTAATGCAGCCGAATTTCTTGATACAAATAGCGAAGTAATAAGACAAGGTCATGGAAATATAGTAGACCAACTGGCAGAACTGATGCGATCAGCAACTTCAGATGCTGAGGCTTTAGGAGCAACTACAACTGCAACTGGAGAAACCACTGATGCAAATGTTAGCGAAACTGCTACAACCACACAAGATGACATTGCTTCTGCTCGTGCATCACTTGAAGCTGCTCAAGCTGAATTATTAAGTGAGATACCATCAATTGCAGCTGGCGCAGTTGATAGAGTTGCAGCAGCCGAAGCACACCTAAGTGATGTAATAATAAACTCAGTTGAAGGATTAGCAGATATACAAGCCGAAACATTGAGTAAAGTTGCAAGATATCAAGCTAATCCATCAAGGTATAGTGGAGGATTTGCAAACGGTGGCCGCATTGGTGCAGGTGAGTACGGTATGGTAGGCGAAGCTGGACCGGAATTTATATCAGGTCCAGCAAATGTTATGAGTGCAAATACTAGTATGGGCGTTATGCAAAATCTTATGAAAGGCATTAAAAGTCTTGATGCTAATGTTCAGAACAATGGTGTAAATGGAAAAAATACGATAAGTAATAATAATGTTGCAGAACAAATGAGTAACTTAATGGCAAGTAAGTTTGATACAATGATACAACAGTTGCAAACACTTGTAACTATAGAATCATCTTCAGTGAGTGCGCAACAAAAAACATTTAGAGCTACAAAGAGTTTACAGGGCAATATGCTGAAAGGTACATTATGAGTTGGAAAAAACATTTTACTCCAGTTCCGACGAGTGACAATATAAACGGAAGTTACAGTCCGTTTAGTTTAAAAGGCAACAACGGAATAGGCCCAGCAGCAGCTAACTATTCATCTCACTTGCCTGACGTTTATGTTGGCTCGCCAAATCGTATTGAACGTTATAATCAATACAACACTATGGATAGTGATAGCGAAGTTAATGCTGCACTTGATATTCTAGCTGAATTTTGTACACAAAAAAACAACGACAACAAAACACACTTCCGTCTTGACTTTAAAGGCGCCCCTACAAACAGCGAAGTACAAGTTATTGGGCAGTATCTACAGCAATGGTGTAAACTAAACAAGTTTGAAACACGTATGTTTAGAACTATACGCAATACATTTAAGTATGGCGATCAGTTTTTTATTAGAGATCCTGAAACACAGAAACTATTTCATGTTGATCCTGGTCAGATTACAAAAATCATTGTAAATGAATCAGAAGGCAAAAAACCAGAGCAGTATGTTGTAAAAAATCTAAACTTTGCATTTGGTGCATTGGAAGCAACACCGTTAAACACACAAAACAGTTATGGACCAGGCGGAACTAACGGATATCAGCAAGTTCAAAGAGGAACCGGCGTAGGTAATAATCATACACCAAGTGGAAACACTAGTAGATTTGCACAAGAACACGACGAAACATATATTGATGCACAACATGTTTTACATTTAAGTTTAAGTGAAGGGTTAGATCAAAACTATCCTTTCGGTAATAGTTTGCTTGAGAGTATTTTTAAAGTATACAAGCAAAAGGAGTTATTAGAAGATGCGATTATTATCTATCGTGTACAACGTGCTCCTGAAAGAAGAGTATTCTACGTTGATGTGGGCAACATGCCTTCACACCTTGCTATGCAGTTTGTGGAACGTGTTAAAACTGAAATACATCAAAGGCGTATCCCAAGTAAGACAGGTGGAGGTACAAATGTTATAGACAGTAGTTATAATCCACTGTCAATCAACGAAGATTACTTTTTCCCACAAACAGCTGAAGGACGTGGTTCAAAAGTTGAAACACTACCAGGCGGCACTAACTTAGGCGAGATTGATGACCTTAGATACTTTACTAACAAACTGGTACGCGGCTTACGTATTCCAAGCAGCTACTTGCCTACTGGCGCCGATGACGGTGCATCGCAGTATAATGATGGCCGAGTAGGCACAGCATATATTCAAGAACTTCGCTTTAATAAATATTGCGAACGTTTGCAAGATATGATGGCTGAAGATTTTAATAGTGAGTTTAAACTATTTTTACAAAGTAAAGGTGCAAACATTGATTATGCAATGTTTGACTTACGATTAACACCGCCACAGAACTTTGCAGCATATAGACAAGCAGAACTAGACAACAATAGAATAAGCACATTTACAAGTATGGCAGCTGTTCCTTATATTTCAAATAGATTTGCACTTGAAAGATTCTTAGGATTAAGTGCAGAAGAAATAGCAGAGAACGAACGTTTATGGCGTGAAGAAAATGACGAAAACTTAACCGATCTTGTTACTGACGATATGGCAGGCGAAATGAGAGGTGCTGGATTAAGCGGCGCCGATCTTGCAGGCGACTTTGGCGGACTTGAAGACGAGTTAGGTGCAGATGAAGGCGGCATTGACGGCGGCACTGATACTGCACCCGAAACAAATACAGGAAACGAACTTGGCGGCGATGGCGCAGAACCAAATCCGGCACAAACGATATAAATACATTATGATACTTAGAGAACTATATTACTTCGACAGAGAAACAATGGAGCCTACTGAGGACAATACATACAATGCTGAAGATGACATCAGCATTGTTAAAGTTGATGACAATAGGAAAAGTAGATTATCTCTAAAAGATATTAATCGTGCCCGTAAAGCATCTGATACCCACACTGAACAAAAAGCCAAGGATCTTAATTATGTTAGACAAATGTACGGTCTAGCAGCACAAGCAGCCGCCGGCGGGATCTAATGTCAAATAAAATAGCTTTTGTACTTGGAAACGGTACTAGCCGTTCTGTAATCAACTTACATAACTTAAAAGCAAAAGGTACAACCTATGGTTGTAATGGATTATATAGAGAATTTGTACCAGATCATTTAGTATGTGTTGATACTAAAATGATTATTGAAATTAGTGAAACTGAATATCACCTAAAATATAATGTTCATTCAAACCGAAATAAACTAACGGAACGAACACCTAATATTAATATTATGAATCCAAACAAAGGATGGAGTAGTGGTCCAACAGCATTGCTACTAGCAAGTCAGCACGATCATAAAGAAATATATATACTAGGATTTGACTATGTAGGTTTAGGAAAAGATAATCAGCTAGTTAATAATATATATGCAGGTAGTAGAAACTATAAGAACGTTAACGACAGAGCAACGTATTATGGAAACTGGCAAAGACAAACAATGATGTGTATAAATCAGCATCCAAAGACTAAATACTACCGAGTACTAAGCTCAATAGAAGATTATATACCGGATCATTTGAAGGATTTAAGTAATCTATCGCATATAACATATGAGGAATTTAATAAAATTCTTTAATAAAAAAATAAAATGGGTCGTTTTGAGCCCATTTTCAGCGTATATTTTAAATAAAGTGTAAATATAATAGACAGCCTTGACAATAAAGGAGAATGACATGACTGATCGCAACAAGTTTGAAGAAATGCTTGAGCGTCTTGTAAACGAAGACAAAGAAGGTGCAGAAGCATTATTCCACGAAATCGTAGTGGAAAAATCAAGAGATATTTATGAATCACTACTAGAAGACGAAGAAGTAGAAGAAACAACTGATGAAGAAGTTGATGAAGCTACTGACGAAGAAGTAGATGAATCAGACGAAGACCTAGACGAAGCAACTGATGAAGAAGTTGACGAGTCAGACGAAGACCTAGATGAAGCAACTGATGAAGAAGTTGAAGAAGGCATGTTTGACGAAGGCGGCGATCCAGCTGACGAACTAGGAATGGACATCGAAATGCCAGGCGCAGACGATGGTGATATGGACATGGACATGGACATGGGCGACGAAGAAGGCGCTGATGACATGGGCATGGGCGACGAAGACGGTGACGTTGAAGATCGTGTTGCAGACCTAGAAGACGAACTAGAAGCACTTAAAGCAGAATTTGCAGATATGATGGGTGACGAAGGCGACGAAGATGACGACGAAGCAGGCGACATGGACATGGACGGCGGCGAAATGCCAATGGATATGGATGCAGAAGAACCAGAAGAAGAAGCCTATGCTTTTGAATCAGATGACGAAGAAGTTGAAGAAGCAACAGACGAAGTTGAAGAATCAAAACTTCCAAAGTCAAATTCAGAACTAATGCGTGAATATGCAGACAAAGTAGCACCAGCCAAAATGGGCGACAATGGCGCAAATGCAAAATCACCAACAGCAAAACCAAACAACATGGGTGGCACAAGTGCTAACATAGTTGCAGGTGGCGACGGCGGAACAGGCGGAACACAAGGTGGTCTAGCCGCTCCAACAGCAAAGCCAATGAATACCAAGAACGTAAATGTTCCTGGTGCTAAAGGGGCGACAAAAATGTCAAACCAACCCGGCCACGGTGCCGAGAAGAAAGGTGCTGCACCTGACCAAGACGCAGGCGCAGGTTCACCTTTAAATGGCGCTCCAAAAAGAGCGAAGTAAGGACTGAAGTATGAATTTACTAAGTGAAAGTTTGAGTTTTGACCAAGCTAAAGTGATTGTTGAGTCTGCTAATGAGGGCAAAGATCTTTTTATGAAAGGCATTTGTATTCAAGGCGGAGTACGCAACGCAAATCAACGTGTATATCCCGTTAACGAAATTGGCAGGGCTGTCACCACGCTCAACGAGCAGATTAGCAATGGTTTCTCAGTACTAGGCGAAGTAGATCATCCAGAAGGACTTAACATTAACATTGACCGTGTAAGCCATATGATTACAGAAATGTGGATGGATGGCCCAAACGGTTACGGTAAACTAAAAATACTACCAACTCCGATGGGACAACTAGTTAAAACAATGCTTGAAGCAGGTGTTAAACTAGGTGTTTCATCGAGAGGTAGTGGCAATGTCAGCGAAAGTGGCAATGGCGAAGTTTCCGATTTTGAGATTATAACAGTAGATGTAGTTGCCCAGCCAAGTGCTCCGGGCGCCTACCCAACACCGATTTACGAACACCTTATGAATACCCGAGGCGGTTATAAGGCGTTCCTAACATCCAGGGAAGTTCAAGGCGATAAACAGGCACAAAAATATTTAAAAGAGAGCTTATTAGATGTAATAAGCAAACTCCGCTAACTAGGAGAGGAGATCATATGTTAGACTCACTTAAATCACTCTTCGAAAACTCAGCACTATCGGAAGAAGTGCGTTCAGAACTAGAGGAAGCATGGAACGCTAAAGTTGAAGAAAATAAACTTCAAGCCACTGCGGAACTACGTGAAGAATTTGCTAAAAAATATGCACATGACAAAACAACAATGGTGGAAGCTATTGATGCTATGCTCAGTGAAAAACTAGCAGAAGAAATTGCAGAGTTCCACGATGACCGCAAACAACTAGCAGAAGCAAAAGCTAAGTTTGCAGTTGCACAGCGTAAAAATGCTAATTTAATGAAATCATTTGTTAGTGAACAACTAGCAAAAGAAATCAAGGAACTACACGCAGATCAAAAAGTAACAAAAGACAAGTTTGTTGCTCTAGAAGAGTTTGTAGTTGAATCACTTGCAAAAGAACTTGCAGAGTTTTATGAAGATAAAAAAGATCTTGCCGAAACAAAAGTACGTTTAGTACGTGAAGGCAAAGCACATGTTAATAAAGTTAAAACTGACTTTATTAAGAAAAGTGCAGCATTAGTATCAGAAGCAGTGTCAAAAGGACTTAAGAAAGAAATTTCGGCACTAAAAGAAGATATTGATCAAGCACGTGAAAATGATTTTGGCCGTAAGCTATTCGAAGCATTTGCTAACGAATATCAACACAGTTATTTGAATGAAAGTTCAGAAACAGCAAAACTGCTTAAAGTTGTAGATACAAAAAACAAACAAATTGTAGAAGCACGTCAAGCAGCGGCTAAAGCGATCAAACTTGCGGAAGCAAAGTCAATCGAAGTTAAATCGATTAACGAATCAAACACCCGCAAAGACACTATTAATGCATTGGTTTCGCCATTGAGCAACGACCAACGTGACATTATGACAGACTTACTGGAATCAGTTCAAACATCTCGTTTAAGAGCATCGTTTGACAAATACCTGCCGGCGGTAATAGACGGTAATACTCCAGCGAAGAAGAAGGCAGTACTATCAGAGGCAAAAGAAGTAACAGGCAACCGAACACAACACAATGACATCAAAGCAGACGCAATCGACTCAAACGTAGTTGATCTTAAACGTCTAGCTGGATTATAATAAGGAGATACCAATGTCAGAACTACTAGAAAGTCGTTGGAATGATACCAAGTCAGCACTTCTTGAAGGCCTTCAAGGCAATAAGAAAGCAGTAATGGCTTCAACCCTAGAAAATACCCGTAGGTATTTGGCTGAAACTGCAACTGCGGGTGCTACATCTGCCGGTAACATCGCAACACTAAACCGTGTGATCCTTCCAGTGATCAGACGTGTTATGCCAACAGTCATCGCAAACGAGATTGTAGGCGTACAACCAATGACTGGCCCAGTTGGCCAGATTCACACGCTACGTGTTCGCTA